TTGGGGGGCCCATTGAAATAAAAATCGTTTTTGTAAATCGTTGATAATCAGGGGGATAGGGGGTAACACCACACCCCAAAATATCTAACGTAATTTTTTCAAGTACTGTGACATTAGGGTTATAAGTATATAGAGTAAGGGGCTATTGTCACTATATAGCTTGTTTGTAAACAATCACTTTTACCTGTAAGTATATAATATATAAAAAGAATTTGAACAATGGCAATAATATACTCTTACCCATCATCGACACCTCTGCTTAGTGACTTGATGATAATCTCAAGGACTCCGTCTAATCCAAACGAGACTGCAAATTATAGTATTTCGCTAGAAGACTTAGCTGGTTTACTGTCTGGGACAGGTACAGTGACAAGTTTTAGCGCTACATCTACTATTACTGGTATAACTACTACGGTTAGTACAGCAACAACAACTCCTTCTTTACAATTGGTATCACAGGTGCGCCCGCAGCTGGGACATATCTAGATAATACAGGTAATTTTACAACCCCAGCAGGGGGTGGTGGCGGAGGTGGTACACTACAGCAAGTACTACAAGCTGGTAACACAACGGGTAATAATAAAATCTTTGTACAAGGCGGAGCTTCTGGCGGTATGAATATATCAGATAATACAAATTTAACTTTTGGAAGCAATAATGATTTGTCTATAAAATACAGCAGCGTTACTGGTGAAACTGAAATACTCGAAACAGGCACTGGAGGTTTTACAATAGCTGGAGGTTCTACAATAACTTTTAAAGCTGGTCTTTTAGGTGACACATACGCTGTGTTTAACGATAATGGCGCGGTTTCTTTACGTTATAACAACAATATAAAGTTTGAAACAACAACAAACGGTATAAAAGTAACAGATAGAATAGAAGCATCGACCACAAACGCGAATCTTCAGGTTCAAGGTAACGGAAATGGTAAGCTAGAAGTAAGAAGCGCTGATGCTACAACTCCTGGTACTATACAATTAAACTGTGAGCAAAACTCTCACGGTGTTTCTCTGCAAAGTCCAGCGCACTCTGCTGGTGCTACATATACTTTAAAACTACCTACAACTATTGGAAACCCAAGCGACGTGCTACAAACAGATGGAAACGATCCAGCGCAATTATCTTGGGTGGCAAATGCCGGTGGCGGTAGCGGTATAACAGGTTCAGGTGTAGATGGTCAAGTTACATTTTGGACTGGTGCTTCAACTGTTTCTAGTGATAATACTTTTTTATGGGATTCAACTAATGATAGATTAGGTATTGGTACTGTAGCACCTTCACAAGCTATTGACGTTACAGGCGCTGGTAAATACTACGGTTTAAATGGTAAAGCATTTGCTAGTACTACAAGCACTACAGCTGATCCTATGCAAATAGGTGATATATCAGGCGTAGGCTTTCCGTTGCAACTCTTAGATAATACTGGAACTAGTGTATTACATGTAACTAATGGAAACGTTGGTATTGGTACTACAAGTCCAAGTCAAAAACTTTATGTAAACGGCAACTTACTAGTTATAGGTGCTTTTTTAGATTCAAACAGTCAAACTGGAACAAGCGGCCAGGTGTTAAGCTCTACAGTTACAGGTACTGATTGGATCCCTAATCTTACGCTTACTACTAATGGTACACCCGGTACCGCTGCAACTCTTAACACAACAACTAGAATTTTAAATATACCTACTCCTTCTGGTGGAGGCGGTGGCGCGACTGATTTAAATAATACGCCTAGCGCTACGGATGTTCTTATAACATCTTCAACTGGTACTAATACAACGATAGCAGAAGCATCTGCCGGTGGTAATACAGCTGGAGTTATAAGCGCAACTTCAAAAGCTAAATTAGATATTGCTATAGTTGGAAACACTACAACCCAGACCGCGCCTACAATTATACAAACTTTAACTCAAGCAGAATATAACGGGTTAACACCAGTAGCAAGTACAATATATATAATAGTATAATGGCAGACTTAAGAATAGGTACGGCGACATCCGCTCCGGCAGCAGGTACTTTAAAACTAGGTAGTACTGATATTTCTAAAATATATAGCGGCTCTACACTTGTTTGGCCTATATCAAGCGAAGATCCGTATGTACCTGTAGAGGGTAATCCTAGATTCATAACTTCAATTACCACAGCCCCTTATTTTTCATTAGTTGATGAAAACTTAAACACGGTGACACCACCTGTAACATTTGGTAATTTACCTAATAGTAATTATATAATAAGAGAAGCTTCAGATAATTTAAATATTATGATAGCTACTAGTATTCCTGCAAACGCTTCTTTAATTAGTTATGACAAAGGGCAAAGTTGGGGGGCTATTCCAAATGTTCCATCTAAATCGTGGCAATATGTTAATATTTCTAGCAATGGTGAGGTAATTGTATTAAACATTTCTGGTGGAACAACAAGTGGTGATATTTGGATTTCTACTGATTCTGGCGTTAGCTTTAGTTTATCATCTGTTAATATAGCAACCCTACGAGATGCTGGTATTACTGTAAGCAGCGGTGGTAAATATATTTACATAACCGGCGGTACAGTAGCTGGCAGCTCTAATGATACCGTATTATATAGAAGCAATGATTACGGTCAAACATTTACAGATATAACAAACTTACTTTCCAATGCTGGTTACCCGTCCTCGCCTTCCCAGCGATCTTTTATTGAAGTTAGTGTTTCAGGCAACGGAGAAAGAGTTTTTGTTGTAGGTCAATCGAATACTGGAGATTTCTATTCTTCAGATTTTGGTTCTACTTTCTCATCAAGAACATTCACAAACACAGCCAGAACGACATTTAAACAAAATGAAACAGGTCAATATATAGTTTCTGGTAGTCAAACAGCTTTAGGTGGAGATTGGTATTCTAAAGATTTTGGTGTAAATAAATTAATTGTAGCCATTTCTTCCACTTTTGCTTTTAACAGTATTAGCAATAGCGGTAAATATTCATTTTGGAGCAATTCTGGTAATGGTAGTACAAGCATTGATGTTTTTATAAATACTGACTTTTTTGCCACTCAACCATCACTTACTTCTTGGCCATCAGGTTTAAGAGCTGTTACCTGCGTAGCTAATTTAAGTCCTAGCGCAGATCCATATGTACCTATAGTAGGTTCTAGTTTTAGAGCTTTAGGATCGCTAGGTGTTTCACCTTTTATAGGTTTATTTGATAGCAGCCTAGCGCTAGTTTCACCTCAACCTTCTTTTGGCGCTTTACCAAATAGTAGTTACACTGTTGGAGCTGCTAGCGATAGTTATACTTATATTTTAGCTTCAGGTAAAAACCAGCAAAATTTAAGCCCAAGGATGAGTACTGACTCTGGGGTAACGTGGACTTCACTTCCTTCACCTGTTAGCGGAACTTATAAGGCTGAAGATACAACTATGTCTAAATCTGGTCAAGTTATGATTTTAGAACCTGGAGGTACTAATAATTATATTTTTCTTTCTAATGATTATGGTAGTTCATTTACTCAAGTAACATTACCTGTTCCTGCTGGCTCTACTATATTTAGTAAACGAATGGTATCTGTTTCTTCTGGTGGCAAATATATAATAGTTTCAACTGCTTTTAGTCCAGCTATAGGTAGTTCTAGTACAGGTGTGTTTGTAAGTCAAGACTATGGATCAACGTTTACAAATATTACAAGTTCTCTACCTTCACCTGTTTCAACGACAGGGTATGACCAAGTTGTTGTTTCTGGCGAAGGTAAATATCAATATTTACTTATTCAAAATACTAATGAAAGTAAATATTCAAGTAATTATGGAGTTTCTTGGACAAATAAAAATTATGGTTCTTCTGATTTTAGAGAATCATCCGCTGCTAGCGAATCTGGTCAATACGTGTTGTTTCCAAGGAATACAACTACAGCTTTATACACTGATGACTTTGGCGTAACAACAAGTACGTCAAATATAGGCATTAGCCAATTACGATCTTCTATTAGTACTTCAGGTGAATTTGCTATGTTTATTAATACTATCGCCGGTGGTAGTCAATCTATATCTACCAACTATTTAAGTAGCTTTTCAGCAGTAGCTGGTTCTATGCCAGACGGTGTAATTGTAGATGTATAGTTAGCTAATTTGTAAAAATCACTAAAACCAAGTAAGTATATAGAATATAACCGGCCAGGTAAATGGCAAACCAAATAGTAATTTAAAACCAAAACCAATGACACTATTTTACCAGACTCAATCGTGGAGTAGTCAACCACAAATAACTGAAGAAACCATTAACCTTTGGAAGCATTTATCTGAAAAGAAACACTGGCGTATTGTCCAGCTACCAAACGGTTTCTACCAAACAGAATACCTAGATCCTAATAAAGAAGATTCTTGGATCGACGTAACGAGACGCGAAACCATGGAAGGAGCCGAGCAAGCAATAGATGCATCGATATCGCACTATGAAAAAAAGCTTGGTTACTTACGCGGACCACAAGTCGTTAAGACGTTTGAATAAATAAAACAATATAATCTAATTAAATCAAATAAATGTCAGACGCTATAGTTAAAAACCTTAACTTTGGTAGCGAAGCTCGCTCCAATGTATTTAAAGGTATTGATAAATTAACACAAGCTGTTAGCTCCACACTCGGGGCTAGCGGCAAATGTGTTATACTGGAAGATAACACCGGAAATCCAGTAATTACAAAAGATGGTGTAACAGTTGCAAACTCTATTATACTTAGAGACCCAGTAGAAAACATGGGTGCTACGCTTTTAAAGGAAGCTGCTAGAAAAACCGTTCAAGAAGCTGGCGATGGAACAACAACGGCTACGGTACTAGCGCACTCAATCTTAACAGAGGCTTACGAAATACTAGACATTCAAGGTTCTAGAAAAATGAAAGATGGTATAACATCTGCTGTCGATAAGGTTGTAAAATACCTAGACAAAAACTCTGTTAAAGTTTCTGGGAATATAATAGATCAAGTAGCAACGATATCTACAAACAATGATGTTAAGCTAGGTAAGATAATTGCTGATGCATTCAGAGGTGTAGATGAAACTGGTATTGTTACAATGGAGAGAACAGCTGAAAGTAATACTAAAGTAGAAATAGTAGATGGTGTTGAATATGATAAAGGCCTTACAAATATGGCTTTTGTTACTAGCAAAACTTCTAAAACTGCTGAGCTTGATAATCCGCTAATACTTCTTGTAGAGTCACCAGTTGAAAGTATAAGAAAAATACAAAGCGTACTTGAGTACGTTATAAAAAATAACAAAGCGTTACTTATTGTCGCTGACTGTGAGCCGGCTGTTGTATCAGCTCTTGCTATGAATAAAAACAAAGGCAATATAAAAGTAAATATAATCAACGCACCTACGTACGGTATCAATAAAAAAGACATGCTATCTGATTTAGCTTTGTTAACTGGTGCTACTGTTATAAACGAAGATCTTGGTGATGATGTAGATTTAATCACGCCTGATATGTTAGGCACTTGCAAAAAAGTTATAACAAGCGAAATGGACACTATATTCCAAGTTAATCGCGATAACGAAGAAGTTGATAGTCTTGTTGAAGAAATTAAAAAAGAATTAGCTACAGCAAAAAATGCATTTGATAAAATCAAACTAGAAAAAAGATTGTCTAGATTATCTGCAAAAGTTGCTGTTGTAAAAGTTGGTGCAAACTCAGAGATTGAACTCAGTGAAAAAGCTGATAGAGTCGAAGATGCTATTTGCGCAACTAAAGCCGCGATAAAAGAAGGTATAGTATCTGGTGGTGGTATAGCATTATTAAATGCGTCACTAGCAATAAAACCTAAAAACGAAAGCGAACAAGTTCTTTTGAAAGCCATACAAGCTCCGTTTAAAACTATATTGAAAAATGCTGGCATTAACGAATACGAGATGCCTAAGGTAAAAGGCAAAGGATTAGATGTGGTTACAGGAAATATGGTAAATATGATTAAGTCAGGTATTGTCGATCCTTTGCTAGTTACCAAGTCTGCACTTAGAAACGCAGCTTCAGTAGCTACTACTATTCTTTCAACCGATTGTGTAATCAATAATCTAAGGATAGATGAAAGCGATAGGTAAGAACTTAATTATAAAGATACAAAAAGAAGCGTCTACTAAAACAAAAGGTGGACTTATTTTAGCTGATATGCACAGAGAAGATATACGTTACAGAAAAGCTGAAGTATTAAATACTGGAAGCGAAGTTGTAGGTGTTAAAGACGGTGATCAGATATACTTTGATCGTCACGCTGGGCATGGCATAGAAATAGATAAAGAAAAGTTTCACGTTATAAAACTACAAGACGTTGTTGTAATACTATGAAGCGAAGACTAGAAGCTAGTGATATTAAAGATTTAAACATCTTAAAACACTATCGGATAATTCGCAAATGGGCTTGTAGAAATAACGGTTTAAACGATGCAGAACTAGAGTTGTTAATTTACTTAGACTGCATGGACCATTTTACTAAAAAAGATTTTGAGATGGGTTGTTACTCATTTAGCTGGGACAACAGAAGATGGAACAGGCTTCTGAAAGAAGGTTGGATAGTAGTATGGCGTGAAAGAAACAGGACAACGCAGAAGTATAACATATATAAGGTTTCGTTTAAATGTAAAAGGCTAATCAATACTATGTACAAGATTATGGTTGGCGAAGAAGATATTCCAATTAGTGAAAGACGAAACAAGATAATGCGCGGACAGACGTATACTGATAAGGTATTAATTACATCTGTGTATAACGTAAACAAAGATAAAAATAGATAATATGGACTCTAAAAATCCTTTAAAAATTATTGACCCATTAACTGGTATGGAGATGACAATGCAACCACCTATGCCAGCGAATCAAATGGGTGCGGCTAAACCTATGTTTAATCAAACAACTCAAAACGTAGCACAACAAGTATACGGAGGTTTAGATCAAAGACAAATGTCTATGGGACAGCAAGCACCTATATTTATGAAAGATATTCCAGAAGGTAATAAAGGCGCGGGGCTTAGATCTTTAGACGATAGTGTTGTAGAGCAAATGGGTTATGACTCAGCTACTAAAATGGTATCGCCATTGGGTATGCATTACAAATATAAAGCGCCTGAAATTGATCCTTATTTTAGAAACCCAGGTGGAAATGCTAATATAACTAAAACACTCACTAAAAAACCTAAAGAAACTACTGGTCTTAAAAAAGCTTTAGAAGTTGGAGCTAATATACTTATGGGCGGAGGTTATAACATTGCTAAAAATCTATTAAGTAAAAACAATCCACCAAAAACTTTTACAAAAGAAAAAACAAACATGCCTAAAAAACGTGTGCCAAGAGTGAATCCAGGTTATGTTACTAACATTAATACTGGAGAACGTATTGGAGTAGAGGAAATTCCTTTTAAAGATTTTAAACAAAGATAATTATGAATCACACAATAAGTAAATTACTAGGTAAACCTTCTTTAGAAGGGCAAGTGGGTGAGTCTCACGTTTGGGACGGGCCATTAGATACTACTGGTTTCCCAATGGGTAGTGGAAGTAGTTCAGGTATTACAGGTATGCAAGTGAAAAAATACCCTTGCAAATACCAAGCTGGACCTATTACGCAGATAGCCAAAGGATTTTAAGATGACTTTAGGAGATTTTAAACTTTATGTTATAAATACAACTACGCTAGGTATAACAACATTTGCAGAAATAGAAATGAGTTTAAAGGTATTGCTTTTATTAGTAACTATTGGTTACACAGTAAATAAATGGATAAAACTTAAAAACAATAAGTAGTGTTTAAATACTTTACTTACGAAGAGTTCGATTCGCCTGACATACAAGGTAGCGGGCAAATGATGAGTAAAGATATTATACTTATACTTGAAAGCGTTAGAGCTGAGCTAGGCAAACCTGTTGTTATAACATCAGGTTATCGCACTCCAGCACATAACGAAAAAGTAGGTGGGAAACCTAACTCATCTCATTTAAAAGGTCTAGCAGCTGATATAGCTTGCAAAGACAGTAGATACAGGTTTGAACTTGTAAGAGAATTAATGGAACACGGTATAGACCGTATAGGTATTGGTAATACTTTTATTCATATAGATATTGATGAAAGTAAATCACCTGATGTAATCTGGACATATGGCAACTGATAAGAAAACACTTAAGTGTAACAAACCTCGGCGTACGCCAGATCACAAAACTAAATCGCACGTAGTTAGAGCTTGCTCTGCAGGTAAAGAAAAGATTATACGCTTTGGTCAGCAAGGTGTAACAACAGCAGGTAAGCCAAAGAGTGGTGAGTCTGCAAAACAAAAAGCACGTAGAGCTAGTTTTAAAGCTCGCCACGCAAAGAATATTAAAAAAGGTAAAATGTCTGCCGCCTATTGGGCTGACAAAGTAAAATGGTAATTATGCATAAAGGACATTACGGACAGTACACAGGCAACGCCAAGTGGTCGAGAGATCACGCACACACTAAAGTAACTAAAGGAAACTACGATGATGCTAAGAAAGATGATGAAGCACATATGCAATATCTTAAAGAAGATGTCATATATGATTCACGTCACGGAGGTAGCGACAAGCAAATGACAGATGATGAGAAACATATTTCGAAGTTAGCTGGCGATTTAAAATACGATAACAAAAAGTTTAAAAAATAATATTATGCCAAAAGGATATGGATATGGCGGTGCGTCCGCTTCAAGTAAATCAGGAAAATCAGGTATGCCAGGTGGTCATGCTATACACAAGCACATGAGTAATAGTGCATTTATGAAAAAAGATGGTGTTATGGATGCGGACACAAAAGACATGCCACTTACTAAAGATATGACTGGTGGTAGAAAAGGATCAATGGTGCAAATGGGCCATAAAGGTTCTGCCATGCAAATGGGTCATAGTCCTATGAAAAAATACGACAGAGTTGTATTAGGTGGGAACAAAGGAGATAAGTCAAAAACCAAGCCAGGTAAAAAAGACTTTATGAAATAAAACAGAAAGGACTGTATAAACCTTAGCCAAACACTAACACTAACACTAACACTAACACTAACACTAACAAAAAATGGCAAAGTATATTAAATTTAACTTAACAACTCCAGGTGGTACTACCGGTTCTGAACTATTGATTAATATTGATCAAATCACAAGACTTGTAACCGCCTCGACAACTACAACTGATATCTTTTTTGACAACGTTGTAACTGCTACAAAAAAATGGACTATAACACATACAGCACCTTTAGTTGCTAATGCTGTGTTAGATGCTATTCAAAGCGCAATGACTGCAAACCCAGGTGGCGTAAGATCTACAGTAGTAGGACCAGTAAACACCGCACAAGTACCTGCTGCGCAAGGAGCTGGTGGTTCTGACGGTAAAGGTCCAAATGGTCAATTACTTATTACGCAACCGCAAGTTAATGTAACATTTACATCAGCTGCATATACTGCATAATATGAAATCTAGAGGTTTAGGAGACGATATAGAAAAGTTTACTAAAGCTACTGGAGTAAAAACCGTAGTAGATAAAGTCGCAGAGGGTTTAAATATCCCCTGCGGCTGTTCTGCTCGTAAAGAATGGTTTAATAAAAAGTTCCCTTATAAAAACTAATGGCGTTTAAACTGGACAAACCACCTTATACAGGTGATAATACACCTATCTACCGAGTTAATATGGAAGATGGAGTTCTTGGTAAAGCCAATAACAATGGAACTATAATCTTAAGACAAGGCATGACGCCTGAACAAGAAGATGAAATTATAAAACACGAGATGGTTCACATAGAGCAAATGCGATGTGGAGATCTTGATTATGATGATAAATATGTATACTGGAAAGGTAAAAAAATACCTAGATCTAGTATGAACGAAGGGGCAAAGAATTTGCCTTGGGAAAAAGAAGCATACGATAAAGCATGAAAAAAATTCTTCAATTTATAACTGGAGGTCTCATTAAAGATATAGGTCAAATAATAGATGATCTAGTAACTACCGATGAAGAAAGACTTGCAGCTAAGCAAAAAGTTGAAGAGCTGCTAGAGCAAGCAGATAAAGATGCTCAAGATGAAGTAACCAAAAGATGGGAGTCAGATATGAACTCTGATTCTTTTTTATCTAAGAATATAAGGCCTATGGTTCTTATATATCTTACTTTTATATTTACTGTACTATCTTTTTTTGATGGTAATGTAGGTGGGTTTAAAGTATCAGAAGAATATATACCAATATTCCAATCATTACTAATAACTGTGTATGGTGCTTATTTTGTAGGTCGTACGTGGGAAAAATCAAAAAAAATAAATAATAAATAATTATGGGACAATTCGGTAATCAACCTGATTTCGCTACAAACAATGTTAAGGCAATAACACCTAGTGATACCATTAGTTTAGCAAATAACTTAGGTGGATCACTTATATATATAGGTGATAACACTACAACTGGTAGTAATATGAACGTTATAGTAGCTGGCACGAGTGGTGGTTTTGGTGTGCAAACTTTAGCCACAGTACCACCTAATCAAGCTGTAGGTACTGGGTATACTACTAATGCTGGACCTTTAGCTACAACAACAAACGGCTCAGGTACTAACTGCACTGTAAGTATAACTGCTGTAGCAGGTGCTATAACTGATATTAAAATTATAGCGGCTGGTGTTGGCTACGAAGCTGGTGACACTGTAACAGTGACACAAGGTGGTGGTGCCAGCGGTACATTTACAGTAACAGCTTTATCTGCTCTACCTCCAACAGCTGCTAATGCAGTTTTGTTTAGAGGCTTACAAACAGGTGGATTTTTACCTGTAACTGTAGATTATGTACTTGCAACAGGAACAACAGTAGAACAACTTATAGCGGCTCAGTAACATGGCAATAGGCTTAGGTGTAGGTAACGACATACCCGGAAATCTTTTAGGCAACAACGCGGCGCCTCCTCCAGTTTTTAGAATCTTGGCTGAAAACGGAGATTTTCTTATATCTGAGATAGATAATAAATTTATGATAGTAGAATAATACATTATGGCAAATTTAAAATTTTCACAATTTACAGAACAAACTGATACTGCTAATGTTCAGTTTCTAGTAGGTTACAATGGATCAACTAATGTACGTATAGCACCAGGAAATATTGGTGGTACTGTAACGTCTGTTACAACTGGAGATTCAAATACAATAACTATAGGTGGAACAGGCACTGCTCCAACTGTAGCTGCTAATACTGCTGCTGTAACAAATGGAAGTTTAAACTTAGCTACAGGAGATCAAATTTATGATTTTGTTATAGCACAAAATTACACTTCAAACACAGGTACAGTTACTAGCGTTGCGACAACCCATGCTGGAAACGCTTTTACAGCTACTATAGGTAATGTATCTACAGTAAATCCTTCAGTTGATATTACATTAAATGGCTCATCTTCACAATACATAGATGGTGCTGGTAACTTAACAACTTTTCCAACAATAACAACCGGCACTGTTGAAAGTGTAGGGCTTAGTATGCCTGCTGCTTTTTCAGTTACTAACTCTCCTGTAACAACATCAGGAACTTTAACTGTAACAGGTGCTGGTACTATATCTCAATATGTTGACGGAACAGGAGCGCTACAAACGTTCCCTACCATACCAACAGTACCTGCAAATATTGTAGAAACAGTAACAACTACAGACGGTACATTTATAGATTTAACCCCTAACGTGGCGACAGACGGAGCTGTAACTGTAACAGCTGATCTTTCAGCTACAGGCACGCCTAACTCTTCAAGTTATCTTAGAGGCGATAACACTTGGGCTGCTATATCTGGAGGTTTTACTTCTTTTGATATTACAGGAGGTTCTGGTTCAGCACAAACAATAACTGACGGTAACACTATTACATTAGCAGAAGGTACAGGTATATCAACTGTAGCTGGAGCTACTGATACTGTAACAATTACAAACACTGATACAGGTTCAAGTCAAAATATATTTAAAAACGTAGCGTCTGATTCAGGTACTGCAGTTGCAGATAATAACAATGATACATTAACAATAGCTGGTGGTGCTAATGTTAGCACTGCCGTAGTAGGTGATACACTTACAATAACAGCTACAGATACAAATACACAATATACAGCTGGTACAGGTCTTACTTTATCAGGTACAGTATTTAATACAAATGTAGATGGCACGCAATCAGTTGCTGCAAATACATCTACAACAACCGCTGCTAGAACGTATAAAGTTCAAGTAGATTCTTCAGATAATCTTGTTGTAAACGTACCTTGGACTTCTGGAAGTGGTGGTATTTCGGGTAGTTTAGCTGATGACCAAGTTGCTTTTGGTAATGGTACAAATACTATTGCTGGTAGTGATGATTTTGCTTGGAATGGTAGTACACTTGCCTTAGGTGGTTTTTCGGGTAACGGTAACTTAGCCGCTATACTTGTTTCTGCTGATGCTATTACTTCGAGCACCTCCATAAACCTAGGAACTGTTATACAGCACATAGGTGACACTAACACTAAATTTGGTTTTCCAGCCGATGATACTTTTACTATAGAGACAAGTGGTTCTGAAAGATTACGCATAGCAAGTGCTGGTCAAATAGGTATTGGAGGTACTAATTATGGAACATCAGGTGATGTACTTACATCTAATGGAGCTAGCGCTGCGCCGTCTTGGCAAGCTGCCGGTGGGGGTGGAGGAACTTATCCATTTTCAACAGATGGAATATATTCTTTATATTCAGGATATGTTCCAAGTGGAACTTTAACAGGAGTTAACAATACTATATTAGGTATTAATGCAGGTTCTTCAATTACGACTAATGATAACAATACTCTTATAGGTACTGGTGCGGGTAGATTAGTTACAGCAAATCAAAACACCGTAGTTGGATCTGAAGCTGCGTTCAGTTCTAGTGGTTCAGGTTTTCGCGATAATGTTATAATTGGAGAAAGAGCTGCATTTGCTAACACCTCAGGCGGTGATAATGCAGTTGTTATTGGCAAAGAAGCTTGTTATACTATAGTTGACGATGATATGGTTGTTATAGGCTCTAGAGCAGGTTACTCAGGTAGTACTAATTATACAGTTAGTATAGGTGCGCAAGCTGGTTACAATGGTTTAGGTGCATTTTCGCAGGCTATTGGATATCAAACTGGCTATACTGGCGATAGCGGATATGCAACGTTTATTGGTCATCAGGCAGGGCGCAGCTCCACCGGGTTTAAAAACACGCTTATTGGCTATCAAGCTGGCTACTATAGCCTCCTCAGTGGTTATGAAAGTTTAACTACTGGAAGTAACAATACTATTCTAGGTGCTGAAGCATCGGTTGGGTCTGGTTCTGCTGCAAACACGATTGTAATTGGATATCAAGCCACGTCTTACGCTAGTAACAGTATAACGCTTGGAAATAGTAGTATCTCGAATTTCTATTGCGCTACACAAACAATAAGCTCTTTATCTGATTCAAGAGATAAAACAAATATACAAAAATCTTCTTATGGTTTAGATATAATTGAAAAACTAAACCCTGTTACGTTTGAATGGGATCAAAGAGATGGTGGCAAGAAAGGGTTAAAAGATTTAGGTTTTATTGCTCAAGAGCTACAGCAATCAGATGATGAATATTTAAAATTAGTAGATAATAACGATCCTGAAAGATTACAAGCAAGTTATGGTAGATTAATACCTGTAATGGTTAAAGCTATACAAGAATTACAAGAGGAAATAAAAAATTTAAAAAATAAATAATGGAAAGTTTTTGGAAAGTATCAAATATGAAACATATTGTTGACAACGGTTTTGTTAACCTTGTAAGTTTACTTTATACTGTTGAAAGTGAAATATGTAGAGATTTTAACGCTTATACTCTTAACATACCTTACAACGGTATTGAGCCTGGCTTTATTCCTTATGAAGATTTAACTGAACAAGAGGTTATGGACTGGTGTTTTCAAAATATGCAACCTGGCGAAAAAGAAACTATAGAAGCTGAAACCTTACAAGGATATGAAAAGCTAAAAGAAATAACTGAAAATACATTAAACACAATAGGTGGAATTCCTTGGCAAAGTTAAAAGTAGATTAAAAAATTATAGTGTAACTATATTATTATAAATTAATTAATTAAATTAAATCAAATGGCAAAAATTACTGAAGATCAATTAGAAAAAGTAAAAGACTTAAACTCTAAACTAAACGAAACTGTTACTAGAATAGGTTTGTTAGAATCAAACAAGCATGCGCTTTTGCACGAAATAGCTGGTGTTAATAAAGATTTAGAAGAGTTTAAATCAGAACTAGAAAAAGAATACGGAAGTATTAATATTGATATGACTACAGGCGAGTATACTGAAATCGAAAAAGAAGATGAAGGTGAACTAGCTGTGGTAAAAGCAGAAGACTAAAATGAATTCTGTTATAAGAAAGATCAGTATTGGTTCTGATTATAAAAACGATGCAATGCATTATTCCGTAGGTCAACAAGTTTATGGCGGCCATGAGATCGCATATATTTTATTTGAAGATACAGATCGTTCTTATAATATTCATATAAAGAAAAACAACGAGGTATTGCCATGGAAGAAATTTAATTCTAACATGGCGGTATCTGTTGAGTATGATTTAGAATATTAATGAAAAGTGTATATGATTTTATCATAAAGCCTGTAGGTAATGTTTATGATAATTCTATAGATGTAGACGGCGAAGAGCTTTTATTAAATACTAGTATTGAAAAATATAGATTTGTAAATAATAAAGCTATTGTTGTTTCTACACCTCTTGCTTTTAATACATCTATAGAAGAAGGAGATGAAATTATAGTTCATCACAATGTCTTTAGAAGATATTATAATATGAAAGGTAAAGAAGTTAATAGTAGTAAGTTTTTTAAAGACGATCTTTACTTTTGTCAAATAGATCAAATATATTTATATAAAAAAATATATAAATGGTACGCGTTTGCAGACAGATGCTTTGCTATGCCACTTAAAAATAATAATGATCTAGAACTAGATAAAGAGCAAAAGCTTATTGGTATACTAAAATATGGTAATAAGTCCTTAGAAGCTAAGGGAATAAGCGAGGGTGATACTATTGGGTTTACACCTAACAGTGAGTTTGAATTTATTGTAAATGACCAAAGGCTTTATTGTATGAAATCAAATGATATTGTAATTAAATATGAGCACCAAGAAAACCAAGTTGAATATAATCCAAGCTGGGCAAAAAGCAGTTGAGGAATTAATTAAGGTAGCTAAAGAACCTATTGTAGATTCAGATGATGACATCTCAGCTGATCGTTTAAAAAACGCAGCTGCAACAAAAAAGTTAGCTATATTCGATGCGTTTGAAATACTTAATCGCATTGAAGAAGAAAGAAGTATGCTTGAAGATAAATCAGGTAATAGCAAACAAAAATCTTTTCAAGGTTTTGCAGAAGGCAGATCTAAGTAATGTATAAGCAAAATTTACTTACTGTACTTACAGATCACATAAAACCTCATGTGCTTAAAAGAAATAACAAAAGCAAAAAGTGGGAGTACGGTTATAACAAAGAACACGATATAATTGTTATAAGTAAAACCGGTCAAATAGGTGATGTATGTGAAATACAAAATCTTAAAATAGCTTTACCACCTTTTAAAGGTAAACTAAACAAGGATAAAGACAAATGGTCTAAAGAAGAATATCCTAAAGAATTAAATAAAATAAAAAGTGTATTTGAATGGGGTAAATACCCAGAGCACTTTAAAGAAAGATGGTATGAGTATATTGACGAAGAGTTTAAACGCCGTGACGAAGGCTATTGGTTCAATAATAAAGGTGTTGCCACTTATATTACTGGCACTCACTACATGTACCTGCAGTGGAGTAAGATTGATGTTGGGGCAGCAGACTTTCGGGAGTCAAACAGATTATTCTTTATATTCTGGGAAGCTTGTAAAGCAGACCAAAGATGTTACGGTATGTGCTACCTCAAAAACAGACGTTCTGGTTTTAGCTTCATGGCATCAGGCGAAACTGTTAACCTTGCCACGATATCAAGCGATGCAAGATTCGGTATCTTATCAAAATCAGGGGCTGATGCTAAAAAAATGTTTACCGACAAGGTAGTACCAATATCAATTAACTATCCTTTCTTTTTTAAACCAATACAAGACGGTATGGACCGTCCTAAAACAGAGCTAGCATACAGAGTACCAGCATCAAAGCTAACTCGTAGAAAACTAGATCAAGGTGAAACACCTGACGAAGTAGTAGGTCTTGATACAACTATTGACTGGAAAAATACAGGTGATAACAGTTATGATGGTGAAAAACTAAAACTGTTAGTGCACGATGAATCAGGTAAATGGGAAAGACCTGATAACATATTAAACAACTGGAGAGTTACAAAAACTACTCTTAGATTAGGTAGTAGAGTTGTAGGTAAATGTATGATGGGTTCAACATCAAACGCTTTAGATAAAGGCGGTGAGAATTTTAAAAAATTATACTATGCATCAGATGTTACACAGAGAAACCGCAATGGACAGACTAGCTCAGGATTATATTCTTTGTTTATACCTATGGAGTGGAACTACGAAGGATTCATTGATACTTATGGACACCCTGTCTTTGATACGCCAACAAAACCAGTTGAAGGCTCAGACGGTTCACAAATTGAAGTAGGTGTTATAAACCACTGGGAAAATGAAGTTGATGGTTTAAAAGGTGATCAAGATAGTTTAAACGAATACTACCGACAGTTTCCTCGTACTGAGCAACATGCTTTTAGAGATGAAACAAAAGAATCTTTATTTAATCTAACTAAAATATATGAGCAGATAGATTATAATGAAGATATAAAAACTGGGGGACTTGTAACTAAAGGTTCTTTTCAATGGGCTAAAGGTCATAAAGATACATTTGTAGAATTTGTACCACACAAAGATGGTAGATTTTTAGTTTCATGGGTACCACCTGTTAATTTGCAAAACCGTTTGATAATTAAAAATGGAGTTAAATACCCTGGTAATGAACATTGTGGTGCTTTTGGTTGTGACTCTTATGATATATCAGGAACAGTAGATAACAAAGGTTCTAAAGGTGCCTTGCATGGTCTTACTAAATTTAGTATGGAAGATGTACCACCTAATAAATTTTTCTTAGAATATGTAGCTCGACCACAGACTGCTGAGATATTCTTTGAAGAAGTACTTATGGCTTGCGTTTTTTACGGCATGCCTATACTTTGTGAAAACAATAAACCAAGATTACTATACCATTTTAAACGTAGAGGTTATAGAGGATTTAGTATGAATCGCCCAGATAAAACATATAATAAATTATCTATAACTGAGAAAGAAATCGGAGGTATACCAAACTCCTCTGAAGACATTAAGCAAGCGCATGCTGCTGCTATTGAATCTTATATAGAAGATTTTATCGGATTAAAAGAAACTACATATGGTGATATGTATTTTCAGCGCACGCTAGAAGACTGGGCAAAATTTAATATAAACAATAGAACTAAGTTTGATGCAACAATTAGTTCTGGCCTAGCGCTTATGGCTTGTAATAAAAATAGATACACACCAGTTTTCAAAGTTGAAAAAAATGTTGTACCTTTAGGTTTCAAGAAATATGATAATAAAGGTGGTATTTCAAAAATAATAAAATAGATGATTTATACTAACGTTAATAGTTCTTTCCCAAGTCAGGTAGTACCAGACGCAGAGAAAAGTACTTTAGAATATGGCTTAGCTGTAGGAAGAGCTGTGGAAAACGAATGGTTCAGAGGCGATAGAGGTCTTGGAGATGGCGGAAGGTTTGGAAACAACTGGAGGTATTTTAACAATCTAAAGCTATACGCTCGTGGAGAACAAAGTGTTCAAAAATATAAAGATGAATTATCTATAAACGGTGATTTATCTTACCTTAATTTAGACTGGAAGCCAGTAGCTGTATTATCTAAATTTGTAGATATTGTAGTAAATGGCATGACAGATAGAGGTTATGAAATAAAATCTTTTGCAACAGATCCATTTTCAATATCACAAAGAACTGATCACGCGACTGCTTTGTCTGAAGATGCTTTTGCTGCTGATATAATATCTAGTGCAGAACAATCTTTTGGTATTGATTTAAAAAGAACTAATGTATCTGAAGAGCAATTACCAAAAAGCAAGGAAGAGCTAGAATTACACATGCAGCTATCTTATAAGCAAGCTATTGAAATTGCAGAAGAAGAAGCTATTAGCAATGTTTTAAATTATAATAAATACGATGAAACTAAAAAGCGTTTAGCTTATGACTTAACAGTGCTTGGTATCGCAGCTGTTAAAACTAATTTTAATTTAGCAAATGGAGTTACTGTAGACTACGTAGACCCTGCTAATTTAGTATACTCGTATACTGATGATCCTAATTTTGAAGACATATATTATGTTGGTGAAGTAAAAAGCGTTAGCTTAGAAGAAATTAAAAAACAATTTCCTTACTTAACACAAGATGAATTAGAACAAATAGAAAAATATCCTGGTGATATAAGTTATACTAGAAATTATTATAATCAGAATAACGATAATGACACTATACAGGTTTTATATTTTGAATATAAGACTTATCAAAATCAAGTATTTAAAATAAAACAAACAGATCAAGGTCTTGAAAAAGCTCTTGAAAAAGACGATACATTTGACCCGCCAGAAACTGATAACTTTAATAAAGTTCATAGAGCTATAGAAGTTTTATATAGTGGTGCTAAAATTCTAGGTCATAAGAAAATGCTTAAATGGGAGCTAGCTAAAAACATGACTAGACCTTATAGCGATCAAACTAAAGTAGAGATGAATTACAGTATCTCTGCACCTAGAATGTACAAAGGTCGTATAGAATCTTTAGTAAGTAAATGCGTAGGCTTTGCTGACATGATACAGCTGACGCATCTTAAACTACAGCAAGTTTTATCACGTATGGTGCCAGACGGCGTTTATGTAGATGTAGATGGTTTAGCTGAAGTTGATCTTGGTAATGGTACAAACTATAATCCAGCTGAGGCTTTAAACATGTACTTCCAAACTGGTAGTATAGTTGGTAGAAGTTTAACTCAAGATGGTGATCCTAATAGAGGTAAAGTACCAATACAAGAACTTCAGACTTCATCTGGTATGGCTAAAATACAATCATTAACGCAAACATATCAATATTATTTACAAATGATACGAGATGTAACTGGTCTTAATGAAGCTAGAGATGGTAGTAAGCCAGATAAAGATTCATTAGTAGGTTTACAAAAATTAGCAGCAGCAGCTTCTAATACAGCTACAAAACATATATTACAATCACTTATGTATCTAACTGTAAGAACTGCTGAAAATATTAGTTTACGCGTTGCTGATATGTTAGAATTTCCATTATTGAAACAAGCTTTAATGAATAGTATTAGCACTTTTAATGTAGATACTTTAGAGCAAATAGAAAAACTAAACCTACATGAGTTTGGTATATTCTTAGAATTAGAACCTGAAGAAGAAGATAAAGCAGGTTTAGAAAGAAATATACAAATTGCTTTACAAAACGGAGGTATTGATTTAGAAGATGCTATAGATATTAGACAGATATCTAATATTAAATTAGCTAATCAAATGCTTAAAATAAAACGTAAGCAAAAGCAAGAAGCAACTAGAAAAGCTCAGCTTGAAAATATACAAGCACAAGCACAAGCTAATGCTCAATCTGCTGAACAGTCAACATTAGCTGAACTGCAAAAACAACAAGCTCTTACTGAAACTAAATTACAATTAGAGCAAGGTAAATCTCAGTTTGAAATACAACGCATGCAAACAGAAGCTGAAATTAAAAAACAGCTTATGGCGGAAAAGTTTCAATATGATATGCAATTAGCTAGAATTGATGTAGAAGCAGAAAAAGCAAAAGAACAAGATATAGAAGATCGTAAAGACGAACGTGCTAGAATTATAGGTACACAGCAATCAGAAATGATTTCACAGCGTCAAAACGATGAACTACCTAAGAATTTTGAGTCAGCTGGGTTTGACTCACTAGGAGGATTTGGACTTGAACAGTTTGAGCCTCGTTGAAAATAAACCCCATTAATTTTATATTATTATATTATGTCAGAAGAAATAAAACAAGAAGGAGAATTTAAAATAAAATCTCATTCTAAGCCTAAGAATTTAGGTGATAATCAAGGTGAAAATGAAATTACTAAAGTTAACATGAAAGAACCTTTAGTAAAATTAGAACCTAGCGTTACAAAAGTTGTAATACCAAACGAAGAAATAAAAGAAGAAGATGCCGTTCAAACACAAGAGACAAATGATAGCGATGCTATTGTCGAAGAGTCCAAAGACAGTAGCGACAGCAAAGAAGTGGTTGAAGAAGTACGGACCTCCGAAGATGAAGTAGAATCTCCTATAAAATTAGTAGATAATACAGAAGAAGAAGTACAAGAAGAAATTGTAAAAGAATTAGAACAAACTGTAAAAGAGCAAAGAGTTTTACCTGAAAATATTGAAAAGCTAGTTACCTTCATGGAGGAAACTGGCGGAACTGTACAAGACTATGTTAGGCTTAACGCAGATTATACTAATGTTGATAACCAAACTTTAATACGAGAGTATTATAAACAAACAAAACCACATTTAGATTCTGAAGATGTAAGTCTTCTATTAGAAGATTTTGATTATGATGAAGATATCGACGAACCAAAAGACATACGCAAAAGAAAAATTGCGTTTAAAGAGGAGGTTGCCAAAGCTAAAGGATTTCTTGAAGATCTTAAGGGAAAGTATTACGACGAGATCAAGTTGAGACCGGGCGTAACCCAAGAACAAAAGAAAGCAACAGAGTTTTTCAACCGATACAACGAAGAGCAGCAAGCTGTAAAAGCTAAGCATGGAGATTTTATTGACCGCACTAAAAAATTATTAAATAATGATTTCGAAGGTTTCGATTTTAAAGTTAGTGATAAAAAATTTAGATACGGTATTAAAAATCCAGCACAGGTAGCTGAAAATCAATCTGATATTACAAACTTCATTAAGACGTTCTTAAATGACAAAGGTGAAATAACAGATACTAAAGGTTACCACAAAGCTATATACGCAGCTCGTAACGCTGATACAATAGCACAACATTTTTATGAGCAAGGCAAAGCTGATGCTGTTAAAGATGTTATGGCTAAATCTAAAAACATAAGCAATGAGCCTAGACAAACAAACTCAGGTGAAGTTTATATTGGTGGATTAAAAGTAAAAGCAATAAGCGGCGCTGATTCTTCAAAATTAAAAATCAAAACTAAAAAATTTAACTAACTAAAACAAAAATTATGGCTTTAACTCCACAATTTGGTAGTTTAATACCTTCGGCAACTCAACAACTGTTGGCGACTAACTACCTACAATTTAACGCAGCTGGAGCTGGTGGTGCAACTTTTGCACAACAGTATCTACCTGAGATTTACGAACAAGAAGTAGAGCGTTACGGAAACCGTACACTATCTGGATTCTTACGTATGGTTGGCGCTGAGATGCCAATGACATCTGATCAAGTAATTTGGTCTGAACAAAATAGATTACATATCAGTTATACTGGATTTGGTATTGGAGCAGATGCTGCAAACGCTAACCTTATTACAGTACCTAACACTGTGAGAAACGTTGTTTCTATCAATGATACTGTAGTTCTATTAAACCCTGCGACTGGTGCTGAGCAAAAATGTATTGTAACTGCTTCTACAACTGTAGCTGCTGGTGGTGCTCCTGGAAACGGTGGTACATTTACTGTAGCTCCTTTTGTTGGAACTGGTCTTGTTGCTGCTGGATTTGTAGCAGGTGCTGTTGCCGTTGGCGCTCAAGCTAGTCTTAAAGTGTTTGTATATGGTTCTGCATATGCAAAAGGTAGTAACCTTGGTGGTGCTGCTGCTGGAACAGGCGTACAAGCTGCTAACACAAGAGTATCTGTAACTCCTCAGTTAACTCAATTTTCTAACTCTCCAATTATCATAAGAGATCAATACACTATTAGTGGTTCTGATATGGCACAGATTGGTTGGGTAGAAGTTGCTACTGAAGATGGTACTTCTGGATTCTTATGGTATTTAAAGGCTGAATCTGAAACTCGCTTGCGTTTTGAAGATTACCTAGAAATGGCATTAGTAGAAGGTGAGTATAATCAAGGTGGTGCTGCAGGTGCTGCGGCTACTTTGCCTGGTACTGAAGGTTTATTTGCTGCTATTCAATCTCGTGGTAACGTAGAAGTAGGATTTACTGCTGCTAACGGACTAGATGAGTTTGATAACATTCTTAAAAACCTAGATACTCAAGGAGCTATTGAAGAAAACATGTTGTTTTTACAGCGTCAGACTTCACTAGACTTTGACGATATGCTATCTGCAATCTCTGCTGGTTCAGCTGGAGGTACTGCATTTGGTCTTTTCGAAAATTCTGAAGAAATGGCATTGAACTTAGGATTCTCTGGATTCCGTCGTGGTTCTTACGATTTCTATAAGACTGATTGGAAATATCTAAACGATGCTTCTACTCGTGGTGGTGTTGCTGGAATTAGTTCAATCGAAGGTGTATTAGTTCCTGCTGGAACTTCTACAGTCTACGATCAAATTCTAGGATCTAACATCCGTCGTCCGTTTTTACACGTACGATATAGAGCTTCTGAAAGCGATGATCGTCGTATGAAGTCTTGGTTGACTGGTTCAGCTGGTGGTGCTTTTACTTCAACTCTTGATGCAATGGAAGTAAACTTCCTATCTGAAAGATGTTTAGTAACTCAAGGTGCTAACAACTTTGTACTATTCAAAGGAATCTAATGATTCAATTTTAATAATAACCCCTGTCTTCGGGCGGGGGATATTATTTTTTAACTATTTAATTTTATTATATTATGGCTAAAGAAGCTAAAGCAGTAGAAACAAATGAGGTTGCAACTCAAGAAACAGTTAAGGCTAACACTGTAGAACAAAAGCCGAGTAAACCTGAATGGGAAATTAAAGATCGTGTATATTTTTTAACAGGAAATAAATCTCCTTTAACACTTAAAATCCCAGGAAGACATACAAGAAAGCATGCATTATTATACTTTGACGAGACCAATGGTAAGCAACGAGAAATTAGGTATGCAACAAATCAAGATTCACCACTTGTTGATGAGCAAAAAGGTGAAGTAACTTTAGGTCATATTATGTTTAGAGACGGTACACTAACTGTTCCTAAGCAACAACAAAACCTACAAAAATTACTTTCATTATATCACCCTTTGAAAAATAGATTATATCAAGAATATAGCGCTATTGAACAAGCTACTGATGAGCTCGATGAATTAGAACTACAAATCGACGCGTTAAACGCAGCTACATCTATGGATATAGATCAAGTAGAAGCTATCATGCGTGTAGAGGTTGGTTCTAGAGTATCTCAGATGAGTTCTAAAGAACTTAAACGCGACTTGCTATTGTTTGCTAAAAAGAATCCTTCTTTATTTGTAGAACTTGCTAATGATGAAAACGTACAACTACGTAACGTGGCAATTGTAGCAACTGAAAATGGAGTGATTATACTTTCACAAGACCAAAGAACATTTACTTGGGGTAGCAATGGAAGAAAACTAATGAACGTACCGTTTGATGAAAACCCTTACTCAGCAATGGCTGCATGGTTTAAAACAGACGAAGGCGTAGAAGTTTATAAATCAATAGAGAAAAAACTTCTCTAACGTGTAATAATATATAAGGGCGTGTAATGCGCCCTATATATAAATAAAAATATCAATGGCAATAAACGTAAATACTGTATATCAAACAGTTTTGCTTATACTCAACAAAGAACAGCGTGGTTATATAACACCTGACGAGTTTAACAAAACAGCAACACAGGTTCAGCTTCAAATATTCAAAAATTATTTTGAAGATTTAAACCAAGCGTCTAGAGTGCCACAGAATGATATGGATTATGCCGATAGAGTTCTTGGTATAGATGAAAAAATATCTTTATTTAGAAGAAGTAAAACTGTAAACAGAGCTGTTGATATAGGCTCAGACGTGTATAGGGTTGGCACTGTCACATTTCAAGAAAAAGAATTACAAAGAGTTCAACGAAACGATTATTACAACATAATAAAATCTCCACTTACAAAACCTACAACTCAATTTCCTATATATCTTTTTCAAAACAATCAAATACTTTCACAGCCAGAAACAGCTAATCCATTAAGTTTAGATTTTGTTACTAGACCTAACGATGTTGTTTGGAATTTTACTAAAGATCAAAATACTCAAATATTAATATATAATTCTAATGGTAGCACTGATTTTCAGTTAGATCAAACTGAGCAAACTGAAGTTATACTTAGAATTTTAGCTTATGCTGGTTTAGTTATTAGAGATCCACAGATAGTTCAAGCAGCTAGTCAAGCTGTTCAAGCTGAAGAAGTAAACTCAAAAAGTTAAGATATGTCAATGATGCAAGAAAATAATAGGCAATATTACGAAGGAGCTCAAGGTTTCACGGCAACAGGAACTGGGAGTGCTGAATCTTTTACAACTACGTTTGATACAGATCTAATATTTAACGCGGTGTCTTCTGCGACGCCAAGTTATGCTTTAAATAATTTTAAACTATATACTAGCCCTACAGGAGCAGCAAGCACATATACAGAATACACAGGTCCTTACACTGTTTCTGGTAATACTATAACTATAAGTGGTATACAATCACAAACGCTCAATCTTGCAGCTCCAAATAGTATAAACAATGTAATAATAACTAAAAACACATTAACAAGCACTATAATCGCGGGTGATACTCTTTCAATGCCATCAGCTACTTGGGATGGCACTGGTAGCATTGGAGCTACAACCTCAGCCGTGATAACAAGTATAACAGACACCGGCACTCAGTTGCAATTGTTTTGGAATCCTGCAATATATGGCAATGCTACTTATGGACCTGGAGTACAGGTTTTTATAAACCCTTTAACAAGTGGAACTCAAATAGTTGTACAACTTAAAAAACTAGACGGTGGTAATTACGGTAATACTATAGGTGAAAAAGCATTTGGTAATATAGTAGAAGAAAATTATGGCTCTTATGCTTATGCTAGACTAGGTGATATTGTTAACAATTTTTTAATTGCTTACGTTGGTGTAGGAAAACTTATACCTAGCGTTAAAAGAACAGATGTTATATTTCACGCTAAAAGAGCAATACAAGAATTTAGTTATGATACTCTTAGAAGTGTAAATGCTCAAGAGCTTACAGTTCCTAAAAATTTAAGCGTAGTGCTACCGCAAGACTATGTTAATTATGTAGAAGTTTCTTGGTCAGATACTCAAGGAGTTAAACATATTATATACCCTACTAGACTTACTAGTAATCCATCTGAAATGCCTTTGCAAGATAATCAAGGTGTTCCAATTCAAGATGCATTTAATGAAAACGTAGAGGTAAGTTCTATTATAGAAAAAAGATGGAAGAACAACTCGCTTTCAGAGCTTAATCAAATAGAACAAAACAGTTTAATATCTTATGATTACTACTATGCTAATGGAGGTAACATGTATGGCTACGGTCAGTTGTATGGATTAGAACCAGAACTTGCTAATGTCAATGGATCGTTTACTATAAACGAAAGAGAAGGTAAGTTTTCTTTTTCAGCAAACTTAGTAGATAAAATTATTTTATTAGAATATATATCTGATGGTTTATCTAATGATTTAGATACCAAAGTACCTAAAATGGCTGAAGAAGCTATGTACGCTTATTTAAAGCATGCTATACTTTCTAGTAGGATTAATCAGCCAGAATATGTAATACAAAGATTTAAAAAAGAAGCTAGTGCTAAATTACGCAACGCAAAGATTAGATTATCAAATATTAAATCTAACGAAATAGTTCAAGTTATGCGTGGTAAATCTAAATGGATAAAACATTAAAATAAATGGCTGAAGTTAAGAATAGTTTTCTAGCATCTAAAATGAATAAAGATTTAGATTCTAGACTAGTTCCAAATAATCAGTACAGAAACGCTTTTAATATAGCTGTTTCAGAATCAGAAGACAGCGACGTAGGTGCGCTTGAAAATATTTTAGGTAATAGTCTTATAGCTACAGCTACAGGTTTTGGCACCAATCCAACTGTAATAGGTTATGGTATAGATGAAATAAATGAAAAAATATTTTTATTTATTACAGATTATACAGATACTTCACCTACTAATTTAACTAATAACCAAGCTGCTGTTAATCAAGGCGTATCTTCTATTGTTTGTTTAGATGTTCAAAATAATGCTAATGCTTTTCAAACTCTTGTTACTGGGAGATTTTTAAATTTATCAACTACACATCCTATTTATGGTGTTAATGTTTTAGAAGGTTTATTATTTTGGACTGATAATAGAAATCAACCAAGAAAAATAAATATAAATAAAGCAATAAATAGTAGCTCTTATTACGCTACAGAAGATTCTATCTCAGTAGCTAGGTATGCTCCATATCAATCTATAGAATTAGTTACTGAAAATGCAGGTGTTTACACAGGTACAATGAAAGATGTAGTATCGCCTTCTAGTATAGGTGGTGCCGCTGCTTACGCAACTTCTGTAGTTAGCAATGCAACTGTAATACCTATAAATACAACTTATGGTACGTTTACCACTGGAGATGTGATAACATTACAACCTCCAAATGTAGATAAAATACCAGCTAATACAACTGTAGATATTGGTAGTACATCTACTAGTTTAAACACGAGTGTACCTGTTGGTGTTACAACACCTTTAGATGCTAACGACGTTATTGTTTTTTCTGAAAATCCATATTTTATAAATGACTACGCTGGTGATCCAGTTTTTCTTCAAGATAAATTTGTAAAATTTAGCTATAGATTTAA